CTCGCGCACATATTTTTGACACGTTTGGAGACCGCCGATGATTAGCCTTTTGTTTACCTCGGGGGGATTGGGGGGCGGTGCGTGAACATCAGGGACCGGATCAAAGAACTGCGGCGGGTGCCAGCGGATCAACTCCAGCCCAACCCGAAGAACTGGAGAAAGCATCCCGAGTCGCAGGCAAACGCACTACGCGGCATTCTGGCAGAGGTTGGCATTGCCTCGGCTGTGCTGGCCCGGGAAACGCCAGAGGGCGGCCTAATGCTGATTGACGGGCACCTGAGAACGGAGACCCTGCACAATGCCGAGATACCGGTGCTGGTGCTGGACGTGAGCGAGGAAGAGGCTGACAAGATCCTCGCGACGATCGACCCCCTCGGGGCGATGGCTGAAGCAGATGCGGACAAGCTGCGGGAGTTGCTGGAAGAGGTCGAAACGGCTTCTGAGGCACTCGCGGATATGTTCACGGAGTTGGCGGAAGAGGCGGGGATTCTTGATGGGCTGAATGATGCGGAGATCACCGAAGACGAAGCGCCAGAGCCTCCCGTCGATCCGATCACAAAGCCGGGCGATCTGTGGATTCTCGGAAATCATCGGTTGCTCTGCGGCGACTCGACGAAGGCCGAGGATGTGGAGCGGCTGATGGCGGGGGCGAAGGCGGACCTGTGCTTCACTTCGCCGCCGTATGGTCAGCAGCGCGACTACACGAAGGAAGGCAAAGAGAAGTGCAAGGACTGGGACGGGCTCATGCGTGGCGTGTTCGGTAATCTGCCGATGGCCGACGCTGGGCAAGTGCTGGTGAACCTCGGCATGATTCATCGAGACGGAGAGTGGATTCCGTATTGGGACGGATGGATCGAATGGATGCGAGAGCAAGGATGGCGAAGGTTCGGCTGGTATGTTTGGGACAAACTGTCAGGAATGCCGGGCGATTGGAATGGAAGGCTTGCCCCCGCTCACGAGTTCATCTGGCATTTCAACAGGCAGCACGTCTACCCAGAGAAGTTCGTTGAGTGCAAGGACGCTGGACGAGTTGTCGCCGGGCGTACTCGCGGCGTGGATGGAAAATTGCGTGTCCACACTTCGACTAAGCGAGGTGACGCAGTTCATCCTTACAAGATCCACGACAACGTGTTTCGGTGTGGAACGTCAAAGGGGCAGCAGATAGATCATCCGGCGTCATTCCCAATCGCTCTACCGTCCATAGCGATACAGTCGTGGCCCGGTTTAGCATACGAGCCCTTCTGCGGCTCCGGCACGACGCTGATCGCCGCCGAGCAACTGGGCCGCAAGTGCTACGGCATGGAGATCAGTCCGGCATACTGCGACGTGATCGTAAAGCGGTGGGAGACGCTGACGGGAAGGCAGGCGACACGGGGGAAAGAGCAATGATCCGACCCGCTGACGACAAGCTTCTGAAGGGGGGATTGGGGGGCAGTGCGAAGCCGACTCCCCCGCCTGTTCCGACCGTGGCACAGATCGACCCTCGGACACCGGGGAAGGATCTGCGGCTGATTCAACAGGCATTGCATAATGGATGGGAGATCCGTCCCGAGGCACTCAAGCGAATCCCAGATGAGATGATCCGGCTGGTCATTACATCGGAGGATGATCGGGCGCGAGTCAATGCGGCCAAAGTCCTTGTGGCAATGATGGCCCAGAACAAGCCGGCGCAACCTACAACGCAGGTCAACGTCCAGGTAAACGCAGACCTTTACGACTGATGGCCTACTTCTTCGATGAAAAGAAAGCTGATCGTGCAGTCCGATTCTTCGAAGGCGAATTGCGCCACATCGAGGGAGTCTGGGCCGGCCAGGCTTTCATTCTTCAACCGTGGCAACGGAAGATCGTCCGCGACTTGTTCGGCTGGGTTCGGGAAGATGGTACACGTCGATACCGCATTGCCTATATTGAAATCCCGCGAAAGAACGGCAAAAGCACATTTGCAGCAGGATTGGCGTTGTATTTGCTACTGTGCGATGGAGAGAAGCGTCCCCAAGTCTATTCATGTGCTGGGGATCGGGCGCAGGCATCTATCGTTTATGGAATGGCCCGAAGAATGATTGAACTAGGAAGCCCGCTATTGGCCGACAAGACGGAGCGAAGGCAATACAAGATCCACGCAAGGTCTTCGGGAGGATGGTACGAAGCGGCATCGGCGGAGGCATACACAGCACATGGACGGTCACCGCATGGCATCATATTCGACGAACTCCACACACAGCCCAACCGGCAGCTATGGGACGCGATGTTATCGGGCCGGGGAGCCCGTGCTAATCCTCTGGTGGTGGCAATCACGACAGCAGGACATGACCGGTCTTCGATCTGTTGGGAGATGCACCAACGGGCAAAGGCGGCGATTGAAAAGCCGGACGGCGACCCGACTTTCTACGGCTGTATTTTCGGTGCGGACATTGCAGACGATTGGACTAATGAAGACACATGGAGGAGAGCCAATCCAAATCTAGGCGCGTCTGTGTCGTTGGATTTCCTGAGAGAGGAATGTGAAGCAGCCAAAAACAACCCAGCAGCAGAGAACACATTTCGCAACCTCTACCTCAACCAATGGACCGAGCAGGCCGTCCGCTGGATTCAGATGCACCACTGGGACCAGTGCCGCACAGACTTCGACCTCTCGGAGTTCTCTGGTGAGCCGGTATGGTGTGGGTTGGACTTGGCGTCAACGCGCGATATCAACGCCCTCTCGATGGTGTTCAAGCGCGATGGCGATTACTTCGTGAAGTGTCGTTATTGGATGCCGGAGGAAGTCGCAGACATTCGGGGGAAACAGGACCGCGCACAAGCCAAACGCTGGGCAGCACAAGGGCTGATCACGCAGACTGATGGCAATGTCGCGGACTACGGTGTGATCTGTGCGGAACTGTGCGAGGTGGCCGAGCGGTTTGACCTGCAATGTCTGGCCTACGACCCATGGGGACCGGCCCGGGCGATGGCCCAACAACTCGCGGCGGCCGGGTTCCCTGCCGATCGGCTGAAAGAATTCCGCCAGACCATCGGATCATTCGCGGCCCCCTCGAAGGAGTTCGAGCGGCGGATTGCCAATCAGACACTGCACCACGACGGCGACCCTGTGCTACGCTGGATGGCGGGAAACGTAGCGGCGGAGCGGGACAGGAGCGATAATATCCGGCCCAGCAAGTCCAGATCGGCGGACAAGATTGACGGGGTGGTAGCTACCATCATGGCCCTCGGTGCGGCAATGGTGGCGGATGAAGTGGGCAGTGTGTACGACACGAAAGGGAGTCTGTCACTGTGAGCATTCTGTCGGGGATTCGGCGGGGTCTGGCGAATTGGATCGCGCCGGAGGCCCGGGGCATGTCGCAGCAGGTGGCCGATGCCTTGATGCCTAAGAGTTCGAGCGGGGTGGCAATCACTGAAACTTCGGCAATGACTGTCTCAGCGGTCTATGCTGCGGTGCGAGTCATCGCCGAGACCATCGCCCAATTGGAGTGGGAGGTCTACGAGCGGCAGGACGAGGCGAACATCGAGCGATACGATCACCCGTTGCGGCTGCTGTTGGACCAAGAGCCCAACGCGGAAATGACCGCGTTTTCGTGGCGTGTTGCCATGATGACCAGTTTCTATTTGCATGGGAATATGGTCGCCGAGATCGAGCGCAACCGGGGCGGTCGGCCCGTGTCGCTGTGGTGGATTCATCCGTCTCGCGTGGCGATGAAGCGGGACACCACGAAACGCATCTACTACGAGGTGACCGACGAGCACGGGATGAATCCCGTTCGCCTCGATCCGATCGATGTGTACCATGTCCCCCTGATGGCGGCTGATGGGATCGTCGGCAAGGGCTTGGTCCAGCGAGCCCGCGACAGCTTCGGCCTCACCCTCGGCATGGAGCAGTACAGCGGCAGCAGTTTCGCGAACGGAGCCCGGCCCGGGGGAATCCTGAAGCATCCTGGGAAACTGACGACCGACGCGCGGAGAAACATCCGCGACGAGTGGGACGCGATGCACCGGGGGGCGGACAAGGCGGGCAGGATTGCCGTTCTTCAGGAGGGAATGGAATTCCAGGCCATGCAGATGAGCGCGGTGGACGCCCAGCTTTTGGAGCAACGGCAATTCCAGATTGCGGAGGTAGCCCGCTGGTTCAACATCCCGCCCCACCTTCTGCGGGATCTGAGCCGGGCGACATTCGGCAACATCGAGCATCAGTCGATCGAGTACAAGACCTACACCATCCGGCCCCTTGCCGTGGCGATGCAGCAGGAGGCACATCGCAAGCTGTTCAGCCCCAGCGAGAAGCCCACCTACTTTACCGAGCTCGACCTAGATGATCTGTCGCTGGCCGACCTGAAGAGCCGGTATGATGCCTACGCTGTGGCCCGGCAGAATGGATGGATGAGCGCGAACGAGATCAGGGACCGCGAAGGCATGAATCCAATTCCGACCGAAGACGGTGACGCCTATTTGATCAATGGGAACATGGTCCCGCTGACGACTGCCATGCAGGCGACCCCGACTCCGAGCGTCGGACAAACCAGCGTGGCACAGGCGGAGGAGGACGATTCTCCAGACCTGGGCGATGCGCTGCGGTCCATTCTGGAGAACGACCTTACCCGGCTGCTGAGCAAGGAACGCAATGCGGCCACCAGGGCAGCGAACAAGCCAAGCGAGTTCCTGGGGTGGCTGGATGCGTTCTACACGGAGCACGCAGCGACTCTCGAACTGGCGATTGGCCCGACGGTGCGAGCCCTGGGGCTGCACATGCGGCAGTCTCTCGACCCGGCCGACATCGTGGCCCGGCATGTCGAGCAGTCCAGACAGGCCCTGTTGACGGCGTGCGAGGTGTCGGCGGACAAGTTGGCGGAAAGCGTTGAATCGGTTGTGTCCCGATGGGATGCACGGAGGGCGACCGAATTTGCCCGGGAGGTGGTGCGATAATGGACCGAGAGTACAGAGCATGTGCGGAGATCGAGCTTCGGTCAGAGGCTGACGGCAAAGTGACGCTGCGGGGATACGCGGCAGTCTTCAACAGCCTGTCTCAAGACCTCGGCGGGTTCGTCGAGATCATCCGACCCGGGGCGTTTACCAGAACGCTGGCGAGCGGTGCCGACGTGCGGCTGTTGGTCAATCACGAGGGCACCCCATTGGCCCGCACCAAGTCCGGCACACTGCGGCTGGCGGAGGATCAACGCGGGCTGAGAATGGATGCAGACCTCGACCCGACAGACCCCGACGTGCAGGCGTTGGTCCCGAAGATCAGGCGCGGAGACATGGACCAGATGAGTTTCGGGTTCACGACGAAGAACGACATCTGGCGACAGGAAGGCGAACGGCAGATCCGCGAGCTGCACAACGTGGAGTTGTTCGACGTGAGCGCGGTGACGTACCCCGCCTATCAGGCTACCGAAATGGCGTTGCGTTCGCTGGAACGCGCCAAGGCGGCGGCAATGGCGGCGGGCGATCCATTGGCAGCACACTTCGCGCGGCTGACGTTGGCGGAGGAGCGAGCCAACGGGATCAGTACTAGGCCCTCGGCAGGCATGGCGGCGGCTGCACGCGATGGGCTGCGGCTGCACGAAGCTGGCCGATCCGGCGATGGACTCAAGCCGGAGACCGTGGCACGAGCCCGCAAGATTTCCGCCCGCGAAGCGCTTACCGAAGACCACGTGATTGAGATGGCGGCGTGGTTCAAACGACATGCAACCGCCAGCAAATCGCCTGGCTGGGACAAGGCTGGCGAGGAGAAGCCGGGGTATGTCGCGTGGCAACTCTGGGGAGGTGATGCCGGGGCGTCATGGTCCGCGAGCAAGGCAGACCAAATCAAGGCGGCGACAAAATAAGGTTGACAGTCTGGAGCAATTCAGTACGATTTAATCCAGATTGATGCTGCCGGAAGAAACTTCCCAGCCCGTTGGCATGGTGTTGATTCCGCGAGACATCCGCAATTGCCGTTGCAGGCGTGGATTGTCAGCAGGTGTTCGCACTTGCCGACGGTTCACGCCTGATGTGTTATCTGGTGGTCGTCGGCCAAAACGGAGACGACATTATGGATCTGCAAAAGGCGGCCGACGCGGCCCGCGAATTGCGTTCTGCCAAGCTGGCGGAAGCGGAAGGGGTGTTGCTGGCCGCGGCGACCGGTGGCGAGGGCGGCAAGAGTCGGCCCCTCACTGACGATGAGACGCGCAAGTACGAGGGGCTTCTGGAGGATGCGTCGAAGGCGGGTGCTGAGGAAGCCCGGTTCGCGAAGCTGATTGCCGAGAAGGCGGCCTTGGCTGCCAGCGAAGGGCGGCGGAGTGCTCCTACTCCTGCCCCTGGGATTGTGGCCCCCGCCCCGAAGACGGAAGTGCGCACGCTTCGGCGGTTCGGTGCGTTGCGTTCGTTCCGTGGGGCGAACGCGCAGGATAACGCCTACGCGGCTGGCCAATGGTGTCTCGCCATCCTGGGCGGGGACCAGAGAGCGGCCCAGTGGTGTGCGGACAACGGTATCGAGACCCGAGCGCTGCAGACAACCAGCAACAACCTCGGCGGGTTCTTGGTCCCCGAGCAGATGGAGACCGCGATCATCGATCTTCGGGAAGAGCGGGGGGTTGCCCGTCGGGTGCTACGCATCCGTCCGATGCAATCCGATACCTTGATTGTCCCGCGGCGACAGTCCGGCGTGACCGCGTATTTCGTCAGCGAGAATGCCGAGATCACGGCCAGTGACAAGGGGTGGGACACGGTGTCGCTGACGGCCCGCAAGCTGGCGGTACTGACCAAGTATTCCAGCGAGCTGAATGAAGACTCGGTGATTTCCATTGCCGACGATCTGGCGCAGGAAATCGCCTACGCCTTCGCGGACAAGGAAGACGAATGCTTGTTCAACGGCGACGGGACTTCCACCTACGGCGGGATCGTCGGCCTGAAGAATGCCTTGGGCGATGGCAGCGAAGTCACTGCCATTACCGGCAACACCGCGTTCAGTACTCTCGATCTCGAAGATTTCGAGGCGATGGTGGGCAAGCTGCCTCAGTACGCTGTGAATGGGGCGCGGTGGTACATCTCCCGCGTTGGTTGGGCCAACTCCATGCTGCGACTGGCCGAAGCTGCTGGCGGCAACACGGTGGCGCAGATCGCTGGCGGTGCTCCCCTGCAGTTCCTGGGGTTTCCCGTGGAAATCGTGCAGGTCATGAACAGCACGACCACGGCCCAGACTTCGACCGATGGGCTGGCCTACCTTGGCAATCTCGACCTTGCGGCCTCGATGGGTTCGCGGCGTGGCATCTCGATTGCCGTGGATGGAAGCCGGTATTTCGAGTTCGATCAGTTGGCCATCCGTGGCACCGAGCGTTTCGATATCAATGTGCATGAGAAGGGAACTGCCTCGGTGGCTGGCCCGGTGATCATGCTGAAGACCCCCGGATCGTAAGGAGCCTGATTCATGATCAACGCACAGAACACGAAGTGGGTGAGCGTCACCCCCCCGGCTGCCATCGTAGACAATGCCAGTCTTACCACAGCCAGCATCGATACTCTCGGCTACGACTACTGCGAAATCTATCTGTACCTCGGGGCGACAGACATTGCCATGACTGTCCTGAAGGTGCAGGAGAGCGACACCGACAGCGGCTACGCCGATGTGACAGGTCTGGTGTACGGCACGTCTGCCGGGATCGGTGGATCTACCTCGGCCCTTCCGACGGCGACCGACGACAACAAGTGTTTTAAGTTCGAAGTCGACTTGCGGGGGCGCAAGAGATATCTGGACTTGGTGGCGACTTGTGGCGACGGTGCTGCTGGAACCTATGCGACGGCGTTCGCGTTGCTTTCGCGGGCGAAGGATACCCCGGTCACTGCGACCGAGCGAAACTTCGGTAACATTCTGCGGGTGCCCGCCTAATGCGTGTGGAACTCCTCACGACTTGGAAGGGATTCCGAGCGGGGAAGACAATCGATCCGCCTGATGGGGTGGGAAACCTTCTCATCAGGCGGAAGATTGCCAAACCTGCATTGGAACAAATCGAACAGGCTACGGCTGTCCCTCATTACGAGCGGGCAGTCCGTCGCCAGAACAGAGGGCGATAAGCCATGCCTTGGGACCGTGCGAGACCGTTGGAATCGATGCAGAGCGTTCGCTCTTCTGTGCGCGTGAGCGTCCAGCCAACGGTCGAGCCGGTCAGTGTGGCAGAGTTGAAAGAACACGCCCGCATTGACCACGGCCATGAAGACGAGCGACTTGCCGGGTTGATCAAGACGGCCCGCATGATGGTCGAGAAGGACACGCGGCGGAAGCTGTGCACTCAGACCGTCGTTCTCAATCTCGACTACCTGCCGACCTACATCGTGCCGGAGGTGCTGCCGATCCAGAGCATCACGTCCATCACCTACTACGACGCAAACAACACACTCCAGACTCTTGCCTCTGCGACCTACGAAGCGGATCTGTACGCGGAGCCGATCCTCATTCGGCCCGCATTCGGGCAGACTTGGCCCACGACATACGACCGATTCAACGCTGTCGCGGTGACGATGGTGGCGGGATACGGTGCTGCCTCGGCCGTGCCGGAGGACGCGAAGCAGGCAATCCTATTGCTGGCCAGTCACTGGATTGAGAACCGTGAAGCCGTGCTGAGTGGCACAATCTCAAAGGAGATCGAGTTGTCTTACACGGCCCTTACCGATCGGCTGAAGTGGGGGAACTACGCATGAGGGCGGGGAAACTCTCGAAGCGCGTGGAGGTGCAAAGGCTGTCCGCCTCGGTCAACAGCGCTGGCCAGATCGACGAGACGACGGCGGGGAACTGGGTTACGTTCGCCGTGCGGTGGTGCGAGATGACCACCCGGGGGAGTCGGGAATTCTTCCGTGGTGTTGAAGTCGCGGCGGACATCACACACCAGATCACGATGCGATCAGACCCGCAGAGCAAGGCGTTTACGGTCAAGCAGCGGTTGAAGATGGACGACAGGATTTTCAACATCAGCGGCCCCCCTCTGGATGTGGACGAGGGAGACGAGATGGTCAGGTTTCCTGCCGTGGAGTTGGCGCAGGATGGCTGAGCCGACACGAGCCCAGAAGATCGCCGGACGCAAAGCCAATGCGGCAAAAACACTCGCCGGGCTCAAGCTGACAACGCTGAAGCTGACGGGCGATAGGAAGCTGCTGAAGACACTCGATGGTCTGCGCGACTCTGTGGCCCGTGGTGCAATGAAGACCGCGATCACCAAGGCGGCCCGCATTCTCGCCAAGGAAATGAAAAACGCGGTGCCAGTCCAGTTTAAGGCGGCCAAGGTTCTGTTCGGTTCTCGCATGCAGCGAGCCAAAGGCGGGATGTTTGCGGCCAAGGCTGGGGCAGGTGTTGGCAACACGGCCAAGAAGGAAGCCAAGCGGGGGAAGGGTAAGCGTAAGGGCGTCGGCATGAGCGGAGCCAATATCCACTGGATGGTTCTCGGGACAAAGTCGCGAACGGTCAAAAAAACCAGGATGTACCGCAACGGGCGACTCGTCGAGGTAACCAACTGGCCAACCGGCGAGATGTGGCCAATCCTCGGTCGAGTTGTGCGGCGTGGGTTTGCTGCTGGTCAGTCCAAGGCGGCAGAAGTCATCCGCAACGAGATCCGGGCCAAGCTGGCGAAGGTGAAGCCGAATGGCAATTGAGATCGGGCTCCGCACGTTGCTACTCGCACAGTCGTCTATCACGACGCTGGCCCCGTCGCAGACTGTTGGCGGTGTAGTGTTTGACGCGATCTTTCTCGACAACCCGGCTGAGGGCGTGAAGCCCCCATACATCATCATCACGCAGACCGGTCACGATCCATACAAGCGACTCGACGGCACAGGCGGGACACTGCGCAAGACAGAGCTGGACATTGATTGTTACGCCAGCAACCGGCCCGCATCGATCACGCTGGCAGGTGCCGTTGAGACGTTTCTCCGCGACTACGTGGGGGCTGCGGGAGCATCAGACACGATCAACGCGGTCCTCTGGGAAAATGCACGGGATGACGTGATCTTGACCGGCGATGGTCGGGATCAACGCCACTACGTGCGGAGTCTTCAGTTCTCCATCCAGCACACTTAGGAGGTGCATTCATGGCGATTGTGAAGTGTAAGGGAACCAAACTTCAGCACACGGTTTCCGCGAGTCTGGTGGACATCGCGCAGATCCTCAGCATCGAGCACAGCGGGAGCGGATCGGAAACCTTCGAGTCGACGACGCTCGATGGTGGCGTCTACAAGACGTTTGCCCCGACGGGGTATTCAAACCCGGGCCAGGTGTCGGCTGAGATCTTTTACGACCCCGCGCTGGTCGGTCACCAGGCGATTACCGATCTGATCGCTACACCGGCCACCAACGCCATGAAGTTGATTTACGCTGACACGGCGGCTACGAACCAATCGTTTACCTCGGCGGGCGTGGAGTTTGGCGCTACAGTCGCGATGGACGACGGGCTCAAGGGCTCCATCACCTACACCGTCAGCGGCGACCCTGGGTGGCCCACATAATGCAAGCCAAGATCATTCGCGACGACATCGAGATCAGCCCCTCGGCCGTGCTGTCTGAGGACGAGCAGGCACAGACCGTCATGCGTGACACGTGGCGGAATGGGCGGATGGAGCCAGTCCAGTTCTGGCGATTGGGTGCGATTGTCTCGCGGCCTGACTCGTACATGCTGGTCCGAATGGGCGTGGCCGAACCGCACGACGAGGAATGCCTACAGCGGGCGGCGATGACTCCCGAGCAGGCACGAGAGGCACAGCACGCGGCCCGCAGGGTGACGGCTGGAATCTCGCCGGAAGACTTCCCACTGTACGACGCGGGCATCATCACAGGCTACAACCCCGACGGCAGCTACGTTCCCGGCCCGAACTGGGACCAGATGCCGCAAGACGACGAAGACGAGGATGAAGAGTGAGCCGAAAAGCATTGCTGAAGCGTGTCCCCAAGCGAGTGGAGATCAACGGCGAACCAGTGTTCGTACGGAGTCTCACGCTACGGGAGGGGCTGAAGTTCGACGAACTCGCCAAGACCGATGACAGCGGGAGCCTTCGCTACCTTGTTCAGACTGCCGTTGTGGACGAGGAAGGGAAACCGCTGTTTGCGGAAGGGGATGCCGAGATTGACGACATCCCGGTTGATGTGTTGCGGCAGATCGGCGAGGCGATCCAGAAAGTCTCCTCGGGTGGAAGCGTGGAGAAAGCCGCAAAAAACTAGCTGCCGATGATCTTGTGTTGTTCCTCATGAGGCTGGCGGCACAGGATCATCGGCTGGCGACCTGGGAGGATCTGTTGGACGAACTCACCCCCCGGCAGGTTGCCGTCTTGCAGGCATTCGCTCACATCGAGGGGTGGGGCAAGCGGGCGGACGATTTCAGGGCGGCTGTGTCCTCCTCGGTGATGATCCGCACGATGTGCGGCAAGACTCCAGACCTTGGCAAACTGTTGGACGCCTACAGGCCGATGGACAAGCCAAAGCCCACAGAACTCAGTCCCGATGAGTTGGTCAAGGGCATCAAGAAAATGACGGTGACCGGTGGCGATAGTCGGTGATCTTGTCGCGAATCTGACCGCAAACACAGATGGGTTTACCGGCCCTCTGCGACAGGCGGAAGGTACGATCAGCCGTCTTGGCCGGACGCTGTCCGCTGGACTCCTCGGCCCGATTGGATTGATCGGCGGAGCGTTGGCGGGTCTGGGGGCGGCGTTCACGATGAACTCGTTTATCCAGTCTGCCCGCGATGCGGAGCGCGAGGGTAAAAAGCTGGATGCCGTATTGACCGCAACGGGCGGGGCTGCTGGCGTGAGCGGTGAAGAGATCCGCCAGATGGCTGGCGACCTGCAACGACTGACCGATTTTGAGGACGACGCCACCATCGGGGCGGCCGGTGTGCTGGCGACATTCACGCAGATCAGGGGTGACACCTTCAAGTCTGCCATTGTCGCGGCACAGGACCTATCGGCGGTCATGGGCCAGGACCTGCAATCCTCTGTCGTGCAGGTGGGCAAGGCCTTGAACGATCCAATCAAGGGAATCACGGCACTGACTCGCGTGGGCGTGTCTTTCTCTGAACAGCAGAAACAGCAGATCAAACAGCTAATGTCCGTCGGCGACATCGCCGGGGCACAGGCTGTCATCCTCGGGGAGCTGCAAAAGGAATTTGGCGGGGCGGCACAGGCGGTCAGCGATCCGTTCACGCGGATGGCCAACGTGATCGGCGACATCGGCGAGAGCATCGGCGGGGCGATTCTGCCGACGCTGCAAGCTGTGGCCGAGATGGTGGCGTCTCAAATCTTGCCCAACATTGACGCGATGCAGGCGGGCTTCGTGAATATTGGGACGAGCCTTTACCAGACCGTGGTTCCCGCAGTGCAGCAGGCTATCGCCATCGTCGCAAACTGGCGGACAGCGTTCGAGCTGGCGGGGGCGAGTGCCGTGCTGTCTGTCGTGCAGATCGGGGCGGAGTTGGCCCACCTCTTCACGTCGACTCTGCCCGCCTATCTAGGTTGGTTCGGTGACAACTGGCAGAATCTGTTCACGGATCTTGTCTCATTTACCGGCACGGTGTTCACGAATCTCGCGGAGAACATCGGGACCGCGATGGTGTCGATCTGGGATTACATCGCCAGCGGTGGCACCGAGTCGCTGTCCATCGCATGGACGCCCCTTCTGGAGGGATTCCAGGCGACCGTCGAAGCATTGCCGCAGGTAGCCGAGAGGATTCCCGGGGAACTGGAAAAGAGTCTGACAGAGATGGTCAGCGGTTTGAAAACCAAGCTGGCTACTGACATGACAACGACTCTCGACGCATTGCAGACCGCGACCGAGAAAAAGCCGATCACTCCCCGGGTGGAAATTCCGGAACAAGAAGTCAAAGCCACAGTGACCGAGCCGAAGACGGCCGGACCGACTGCACTGCAAGCAGGGAGCAGTGCGGCTATCTCCGCGATCTTCTCGGCGATGCGGACACAGGATAAAGAGGCCGAGATGCTGTCGATCCAACAGCAGCAATTGGCGATCCAGCAACAGCAGTTGTCGGCCCTCGAAGACATGTCACAGGCGGAAGGGGTGGAAATCGACTGATGGCAATTATCAAAATGGGTGAGGTCAGCGGGCAGTCGCTGGACTACTCGAAGCCATATGATTCGACGAGCACGCGGAAATGGCTGGCAGTCACGAGCCATAACTTCCACACATCTTCGGATGTGTATCAATACGGCCTCGATAACAGCATCCTCCCGCTACCCTATGTCAGTTTCCATCCGGTCCTAGTCGGGCATCTCTGCCGGTCTATCAAGATCACGCAGGACAATGGGGCTCCTCGGCAATGGACCATCGAGGCGGAGTACAGCAGCAAGCCGACCAAGGAGGATGAGAGCGAAGAGAATCCGTTGAATCGCCCGGCCCGGATTCGATGGCGGACATCGAATTACCAGAAGGCGATCTGGCAGGACATCAACAGTAAGGCGATCCTCAATTCCGCGGGCGATTACTTCGATCCACCCGTGGAAGTCGACCGAGCCTATTGGACGGTGTCTGTCTCGAAGAACGTTCCGGACGTGCCGACGTTCATTCTGGACTACGAAAACGCTGTGAACAACGCGGCGATTACAATCGGCGGTGTGGTCATCGGTGAGCATGAAGCTAAGCTGTCAGACATCGAGATCAGCGAGCTGAAAATCGAGGGCGATTACCAATACTTCGAGTTCTCCTACACGTTGGAGCGACGGCGGGAGAAGTGGATTCCGTTCAAGGTGCTTGACCAGGGCTTGCGGTTCAAGTCGGGCAGCGACCGCAAGCACATCATGGACCAGTCTAGTCCACCCCGGCCAGTCTCTTCCCCTCGGCTACTCGATGGCAGCGGGGCAGTGTTGAGCAACCCGACGCCAGATAACGCGGTCTACCGCGAATTCACCGTCTACTACGCACGAAACTTTTCCGTCCTTCCAGGGGTGACATAATGGCCAGACTCGTAGGAACTCTGCAACTCGACGCGGGATCGGTCGAAGACCAGCACATCAGCAGTGGGACGAAGATCGACGCGGACAAAGCCCAACATCTCTACCGGGCTTGGACAAATTTCGCCCTTGCGATCGGTGCTACACCAGTGGCCCGAGAAGAGATCGTCCATGTCTGCGAAGTGGCTGGGACCATCCGGCAGTTTGCGGCGTTGTGCAATGACACGGGCACGAGTGCATCGGTCACGTTTGATCTGAAAAAGAACGGCACGACAGTTCTGTCTTCGGTCGTCACCATCACGAACGCCACCGCAGACCGGGCGGTGGTCGATGGCACGCTGTCGAGCACGACCGTGGCCGTCGGTGACGTGCTGTCGATTGCCCTTGCCGTGTCGTCTTCGACTGGCATGCAGGGCCCGTTTGCGTGGTGCACGATTGAAGAGAACGGTGCTCCCTGATGGCAGGCTACACGTTTTCCGGTGACGCGGTCCAACGCATTCGCGCGACGGTGCGACACGTCGAGGGGCAGCAGGAACTGCCGCAGACATCGCGGGCGAACTCGATCGCGCTGCAGTTCGACTACGTGGTGTTTGGAAAAACCGATGCGGCAATCACAAAAGGCGACACGGGAACCGTCAGCGTTTGGGATAAGCCACAAGATTTAGGAGGGGCTGATACGGGTGATAATATCACGGTGGTAAATCGATTTGGATCAATTGCGGCAGACAAGGAAGTCTTGTGTTTCACCACTAACTTTGGGTTTCTCGTGATTGCCGCAGAATGCTAAATATTATCCGAGACAGGCGAGGGCCAACGCAATTCTTTACGGGTGAGCTGGGGTGCTATTGCTGCCCGCCAGATCCCCCTCCGCCACCAGTCGTGGCACAGTATTACCTGCCAAAATTTTGCCAATGTACGGTCTGTGATTTCGCAATAGATGGGGTAAGCGGCCAGCCTATATTGTGTCGATGGAAGATTGAGGTGAGCGGATACGCCAACCACACACAGTCCGGCTGTTCTGCTAGCGGAACAGACTGCGCGAGTTTAAACGGGACGTTTGTGTTAGATCCGGTGACGACATACACGACGAGCCCCGGGGGCTTTCCGGTGCCGACATCGGAGGTGTGTACGTTCTCTAGTCCAATCTTCACTGCTACTGCGCGGCCTTATCGGTTTGTGTCCTCAGGGTGCTTCGAGTGCCTCAATGCAGTTAGTATGCGGTGGACACTTCAGTTTTACAAAAACACGATCTATGGTGGTTTCATCCCAACCGCTGCCCTGCGACTACAGTTTCTCGATCCAATCAGCGGATTCTATGACCAGGTCGGATGGTGGAAGAAAGAGTATCCGAACTGTGTCGGGTCCAATGAGATGATCAAGCAATGGGCTTTCCAGATTGGAACCCGAACGGCGTGTTGTGCTCCAGACCCGGCAATAATTACCATCAGCCCAGCATGAACTGCGACATCCCAGATAACACGCCACGTCGAGCCGATCCGCCCGAGACAGTCCAGTGTCGGCGATGCGGTTACGTGTACACAGTCAGCCTGTACCCATTGCGGGCACAGTGCGCGATGTCAGAACTGGAAGACTTCTTGGCAAGCGTCGAGCCACCACCGTCAGAGGGACTTGGGGATCTTGTTGAGAAAGTGATTCAGGTTGTCACGTTCGGAATGATCAAAAAGGCCCCCGGCTGTGGGTGCGATGCCCGCAAAAAATGGCTTAACAATCTGTGGCCGAAGAAACGCGGACAATGAAACGACATCTTGCAATGCATGTATACCCCAAGTCGTCGGGCATGTGGCGGCGTGCGGTGCGACATGTGCGAGCAAGGCTGTCGCAATTTACCGGGCGTCGACTGGTGTCTGTCGCGGTGGACACCTCTACCGATCGAGCGGCCGACGTGGCGGCAGAGTTTGGTGACGCAGTGGAGGTGCGAGAGGTCTACAACGATGGACGGCAGGAGATGGTGTCGTTTCCGTGGTTGATGGAAAGCATCATGCCGGAATCTGGGGCTGTGTTCTATTGCCATGCCAAAGGCTGCACGCATCTACCGGGGGCCCCGTCTCATCTGTGGTGCGATGCGATGGCGGCGGCCTGTCTTGATTATCCCCAGCTTGTCGAGTTTGCACTGGCCCGGAAACACATTGCAGGAGCATTCCGCAGCACGATGCAAGTGGGGCTGTCTACGGCTTCATTCCATTTTGCGGGTACGTTCTGGTGGGCCAACATTGCGGCCCTGTCTACTCGCCAATGGGATCGATGGGATGAAGATTTCTGGGGGGCCGAGTCATACCCGGGCATGGCGTTTTCGCCGTGGGAGTCGGCTTGTCTGTTTTTTGATCGGGGCGAGACAGCCCACTTGTATCAACTCGACTTTTGGAAATCGACGATCTGCCCTGCTTTTCGCACATGGCGAAACGAATTCAGCCAGCGGGGGATTAGGCCACTGGCTGAGGACTGCGAACTCTATCACCCACTATTCCGCGAGTGGATCAGGTAGGGCGTCAATCTCGGCCTGTTGACCCCGAGCCTGTTCGGCAAGGCGGGCAAGTTCGTATCGGTATTCTAGGAGCCCCAGCACGGGAGTACGTGCGGAAGCCCCTACGATGGCCCCTGGGACGGCGTGACGGGGCTTGGCGTCCAGATACAGGCCAGCGGCACAGGCGAGGCCTAGAGCGACAGCAGCGAGGCAGAGACGGGTCATCGGGACTTCCTTTTTTCGGGGACAGGAACAGGGGTAACGGTGGACTCGCCGAGTTGGATCACGCGGCGAACGGTCTGGGTGTCATCGGTGACGGTAATCTGGCATTCCGGAACACCGTCGATGTATGCGCTGATCGGCAGGGGATCGGCAGATGTGGCCCACTCCCAGCGGTCACTGCACCGCCAGACGATCACGTCAGTGCGGTACTCTCGGGCGTGGATTATCGCGGCGGTCAGGGCAAGGAACTCCTGCCGGTTGAGTTCGTCCTGCGGCGAGAGGACCAGCAGCCCGGCAGGCTGGATGTATCGGGCCAACCCGGCAATGTGGTAGGTGAGGGCTGGCTGGGTCATCACTTCGCCTCCTTCCGTGGGCGTCCCACTGTCGGGCGCTTCCGCATGCGGCGGACCTCGGCGGGGGTGAACTGCCAGTCGCGGCCAATCTTCTGCCCGAGCCCGTGCAGTTTGGCGAGGTGGCCGACCTGCCGGGGGGTCAGCCCGAGTGCAGCGGCGGCGGTTGCGGTGGTGTAGGTCATCGTGTGAACTCTTAGAGGAATTCGAACAGTTGAACCATTCGGAATTTCCGAACAGTTGCCCCCGAGCCAATCCCGGGGGCGTGTGGGGATCAGTTGTCCTGATCGCGTCAGCCGTTGATGTTGCGTCCACTGGCATCCAACACCCACCATTCCTGATCGGCGTAGTGCTCGTCGGCGTATGCGTTGGCCGCCCTGTCATCTGCGGCTTCAAAGTCCTCGACGATGTACCAGCCGTTTGGGGCTGTCGAGTCGTCAAACGCAATCTGGTATTCCGGCATCTGTCATCATCTCCAGGTCAGAGGAAGCCCCCCGCGATGTGCAGGGGGCGGGGTGGGTGGGGGTCAGGCGTCGTACATCCGCTGGAGCCACATCGGGCCATTGTGATAGACCTCGCCAACCCGCATGTAATCTAGGGCATCCTCACAGTAGCCGTACCTAGCTACCAGTGCCTGCGCCTGTGCGTGGGTAAGATTGCTTCCGTCGCGGGTAACGTAGAGTCGGGCGGTCACATTCGCGGGACGTTTCGTTGTGGTCTTCATGGTCATCATCTCCCGGGGTTGGCGTCAACCGCGACATGCGGCTGACATGGTGTATTTATATCGGCATGCGGAAGGATTATCAACAGGAAATCGGAAGAAATTCCGAAGTCCCCCGGGCCGATTCCCGGGGGTCTGGCGGGTGGTGTCAGTTTCGGAACTCTTGCCCGTCCCCGCAGTGGGCCACGTATTTCTTCCACATCTGGGGCCAGACAGCGTCGTTCTCGCAAATCCACCAATACATCCGCTCCCGCTGTGCCTTGGTCAGGCTGGCAATCTGAGAGGCCGACGCGGCCATCACCCAAGCGTGTCGCTTGCAATCTTCTTCGGTGACCTGCTTGGCTTGAATCTCGGGATTGACCGGGGCGTATGTTGCGGTTCCGGTGGCGTTGCAGGCGAAACAGCGGCCACCAAGAATCCAGTCGAACTTGGCGATGTGTCCGGTTCCGTTGCACTTACAGCACTTGTGGGCGGCAGTCGTCATCACTCGTCTCCCGGTTGGTTTCGCTTCGCGTCAGTCGCGTTGCATGTCAGAAATATATCGGCATGCGGAAACAATTGCAAGAGAGAATCGGAAGAATTTTGCATTTTGTCGGGACCAGCAAAAAGGTTAACGGGCGTTCAGTGGGAATCGAACGAGTCGATCATCACCAGCAGACTGGCTACTGTGTCGCGGTCGGTGCGATAGTGCACACGCCAATAGATGCCTGTATCGTCCGATTCGCGACGGTCTACCGTGATCGGCACCCCGCACACGGGATTACCGCAGACAGTACCTATCTCGATGCGTGTTTGGTGCCACATGGCGGCGGTGAGTTCGGTGAAGGTCATCGGAGTTCGGCGTCCAGGGGGTCATTGGTGGGGGAGGGATCGGCGGTCATAATGATCGTATCGAAGCCACCATCCGGGCTGGTGCAGTGAATGGCGACCCGTCCACGATACTGAGTGTAGTCGTAGGGAACGACTTCGTATGGTTCCCCAATTCGGCTTATCAGGGGCTGGCGGTTTGCAATCATGTCACGGAGTTCGCGCAGGGTCATTGCACAGGCTCCAGCGTTTCCCCGTCGCCAATGAGGCGGTACATAACGGTCGGGCCGTCCTCATTCCAGTGGGCCAGTGTGATCGAGACGTAGCCGTGTTCGAGTCGCTGAATGGTCGCTGGAAATCCATAGTAGGCACTGTGGCTGCCATCAGACCGGATACGCTCCACCGGGATTCGGGTGATGTTCTTCCAGGCCTCGGTCAAGGCGGTCATGGTCAGGGGTGTCATCGTGTCATCTCCTCTGGTAAAGGCTCCTGCCGATTGTTCGGATGGTGGTGAAACAGTGACTTCCAGACAAACCCCCGGAAAGAGGGTCAAATCTGGAAATCACCGCAGTCTGCCGACCGTCCCGGACGTATGGCGTTTTGCGTGAGACCGGCTATTTCTTGTAGGCGTCTCCGATCCGTGCCACTTCGATAACGCAGCACGCTTCACACGCCGGGCACAGCAACCGAGACAGCCCCGATCACCGGTGGGTGGAAGTCACCGCTGGAAGTTCCCACAAGCCCTACTCGTCGATTGCTCACAGCCGACGGTACTGTGACGACATGACCCGCAGGTCTACCGCTGTCGCGACGGGTGCCACATTGGCTATGTCTGCCGTACATGAAAAAACCCGCTGGGACTCGCCGGTACTAGCGGCTGAAGGTCCAAGCGGGTTGAAGCATGTTCGGTCTGTGTGACGAGTCTAGTACCCTCGTCGCATGCGGGCATTATATCGCCCTCGGCCCCTGCGTCAACAGTCGCACCGCCACCCCGAGGGCAAGACCGACCGCGACCCCGGCCACAGCAGAGGCGGGGTCGAGCCAGGCGACAGCGGGTAAGGGCAGAAGGAGGAGCATACGTTGATGGTACGAGGTGCGATTCACGCTAGGAAAACCGAACTGGACGCAATCCATCGGAATTCGCGAAGTCAATTCCACCCTTGTTTTCCCGAGTCGAAAGCGATCGGGCGAGCGGAAACCGAGCGGCAAACTGGAAAATCTGTCGACGCAAGTCTATGCGTGGCAGTGACTTGGGACAAAGCCGGATAATTTTTCTAGTTTTCTCTAGACGCGAATCGATCGGAAGGTAAAATACGCACATGCCAAACGCAAAACGCGAGTGGCGATCAAGACTCGGGAGTGATGACGATGGCAAAGATAAGCCAAAGCTTGCTGCTGGTGGCGCAAGAGTGTGCGAAACGTATTGAGCAGAGGGCGGCGGAGGTCGGAATGGCCTATTGTGCTGGGCAGTCGGCCTACGGCGTCAGTATCGAGATGCACAATGGTCGCTTGCGGTTCTTCGATTGCGATGGCAACCGGTCAGATTGGATGGCGTCAGAGTGGGAGGTGCATACGGTGTGCAAGGAATGGCTGTCGCGGTGTGTTGGCGAGATGCCGGTTGCCTAGTGGCCCTGCCCCTCGGGAGATCCGGGGGGCTTCTCTAACCTCGGGAGTGAGTGATGGGACCCGCACCGGTGAAGCTGGTGGAAGGCAAAGCGTACGAAGTGGTCCGCCTGAAATTTCTGTGTTTCGTTGAAAGTGACGGCTACGAGTACGAGGCCAAGTGTTTGAACTGGGCGGACTGGTTCGACTCGGAGGGCTTTTACACTGGCCCGGGTGGCGAGGGGGTTGAACCGGTGTTTGAGGCAACTTCCGTTTTTCCTTGGGAGGGTGAGTGATGAACAGTGCGGCAGCGTATGCGTTGATGGAGTCGAGCCGCAGCGAGGCGGAATGGGAAGCCAACTGTGACAGGGTCAAGGCGTCACATGGTGGGCAGTATCCGGACTGGTGGTATGTCAGCATCATCATGTCGGGTCTGCTGGGCCGGGTCCGCCAGACGTGGCCCAAGTCGCCTAACCTCGGGAGTGAGTGATGGACGTTGATCAGATTGAGCAGCGACGTGTCGCGGAAGAGTTGATTCACAAGACAGCGATCGAGATTCGCAAGGCGATCGACTTTGCTGTGAGCGAGGCCAATGAGGTTCTCGATTTCAATGTCGAAGAACGGATTCAGGAACTGGTGTTTGACTGATGGCCAAACGGAAACAGGGACGCCCGCCAGTTGCTGGCAAGTCGATTTACATGCGAGTACCTCGCGCGGTGCATGCCGAGATCAAGCGGCTGGCAACTGCGGAGGGCCGGTCAATGACATGGTGGATACAGCGGGCGTTGGCCCAAGCAGTTCAGGGAGGAAAGTGAGATGCTTGTGTTGGGTCGAAAGGTTGGCCAGACAATCGAGATCACCACGGGAAGTGGTGACCGAATCACGGTGATGGTTGCCTCATTCGGGTCAGCGGGCAAGGTGCGGATCGGTGTGGATGCCCCGGGGGATTGCACGATCCACCGTGGCGAGGTGCAACGGCGGAGTGAGTGAGCCCCAGAGCGGGCTGGTGGGTGGGCTGGCGTGGCAATCGGCCAGCACAAATACGACGGTCTGAGCCCGGATCGAATCGACGGCAGGGCATGTTTTCCAAGTTCCTCGGGAGGGTGAGTGATGGCGGACGATAGGAAGTGGAAGGTCGGGGATTACATCCAATTCCAAGGGTCCGATCATGTCAACTTGATCAGAGAGATTGAGTCGATTGTGAATCTTGATGGAAACATCGAATTGCATATTGTCGGGCGTAATGAGCACGGTACGCAGGCATGGTTGGAGAAAAATGGGTACCGTAAGCTGGGTTCACACAAGGATTGGCGAGTCTTCAGAGAATGGGACGGCGACGTCGAGGGCTTTCGGCATATTTTGGTGGACCCATCGGGGAAGGTGGACTCCGTGTTTGACCATACACTTTCCGGACGCGCAGAGGCGTACGGATACGCAGACACATACAACCTGAATCCCGACAGAGCCGCAGAGTTTCGCAGGTGTCCTTACTGCAAAACTCAATGTTCGTGGTGTGGATAACAAACCAATTTTGGAGGGTGCAACATGAATACATTCTTGGCGATTACCTCGGCGTGCGTGGTCTGTCTGGCCGGCGCTCTTGTGCTGGCTGGCACGCTGCTGGAGTGGGCGGACGAGATCGAAAGACGGCAACGCGAGCGGGATGACGTCGGGCTGTCGCTGTTCGGGGAGGATGATTGATGGCGGAACCAGAGACGGATACTGAGGAAGAATGGCTGATTGAGTACCAGGCGAGTCAAGGCGATCGCTGGAAGCCGTGGGCTTTGGACTACTGCCACGTCACGCTGGAGGATGCGAGAGCAGCCCTTCAAAAATCGCAGGCAATCTATGAGTTGATCGTCGCGTGGCGGATCGTGCACGAGACCACGTTGTACACTGTGACGCGGGAGGTGGTGGAGTGAGCGAATCGGAGCGGCGGGTGTCGTATCTGATTGAGCAGACACCAAAGCACAAACAGGAGTGGGGATACGTCGAGACATGGACGGATGGAGATAAGGCGGCGCGACGATTGGCGGTGTTTCGCGAAACGCGACTAGGTCTTTTCTGGGACTTTCGCCTTGTGCAGGTCGACGAAAGCAGGACGGTGATTGACTAACCCCACTCTGCGGGAACACACGCTACGGCAGCCAGGGCCGTGCAGAGACTGGCGTTTGGGGGTAGGTGCTCGAATGGTGAAGAGGCCAGCCTGTAAAGCTGGTGCCACGTGCTAAACCTGCGGGTTCAAATCCCGCCCTACCCATTTGGATGTGACTGTCTGGCCGTGCGAATGGTCTCGACATGACCTACCGGGAGACCGGGAAAAAACAGGCCAGAATCAACGGCTATCACGGTAACCGTTGGCGTGGCTGCACACGTAGCGCACCCCCGAACCCGGGATAAGATTGCAGAGTGGGTGACAGCCGGAGAGACGGCAACGGATCGGCGGCACAGCGGCCAGGTGACTGTGACGGCACTGCCCTCGGGGAGGGCCGTGGGAGCCAGCGAGAAGTCAATCGCCCCAGCGGGTTCGAATCCCGCCCGATCCA